TGCGTCCTTGATCATTTTGAGTTGACCAATTTTCGGCGTGTTGGCACCAGGCCACCACTGAAACAGCAGGGAGGTTTTACGGATGGAAAATTTCTTGAGGGCCTGCCAAGCGGCGGTTCTGGACAATGAAGCCAAGACCCTGGCGGCAAAGATGGGCGTTCCTCACGTGAGCCTGCTCCAGCGCGCCAACCCTGACAACGATGCCCACCGGCTGACTGTTGAGCACCTGTTCGGGATCTTGCTGCATACCGGCGACATGCGCCCGCTTGCTGCTCTCGCCAACGAGTTTGGCTTTGATCTGGTGGCCAAGGTCGCGCCAAAGCCGCAGGCGCTGACGACTTCCCTGATCAGTGTCGGCAAGGAGTTCGCTGACCTGACCATCGCGGTCCACCAAGCGCTGGAAGACAACCACGTCAGCAGCTTTGAGAAGGGCTTGATCCGGCAAGAAATCCATCACGTTCGCCAGAGCCTTGACGTGATGGATGCGTCGGTGAAGGCGGCTTGAATTTTAGGCACAAAAAAGCCGCCTGGCAGGGCGGCTCTTTCTACAGCGTTTCGTTGAAGGAATCATAGCAATGAACATCGGGTTTATCTACTGCTTATCCAACCCGGCCATGCCGGGCCTCTGCAAAATCGGGAGAACTGACAGGGCGCCATCAATGCGCTGCTGGGAGCTTTCCTCGTCAACATCGGCTCCGCTTGGATTCGAGATCGAGTTCTACGTGGAGGTCGTATCACCAGATCGCATTGAGCGAGCTATCCATGCCGGGCTCGATGAGCATCGCATCAACCCAAGTCGTGAATTCTTCAAATGCCTCCCTGGGCTGGCCTTCCACTGGCTTCAGTGCAATGCCGACATCCTCAGCGAGTGCATCAAGAGTGACGTTTGGGGAGACATCAACAAGCTTGAATCTGCGGGTCTGCTACCTCGCGCACTCAAGTCAAATGTGATCGAGGTGGACTTCTAATGGCCCGCGCACGAAATATTAAACCCGGCCTGTTCAGTAACGAACTGCTTGCCGAGCTTCCTGCATTTGACCGCTTGCTGTTCATTGGCATGTGGTGCCTGGCTGACCGTGAAGGCCGCCTTGAGGATCGTCCGAAGCGTATCCGTATGGAACTGTTTCCGATTGACGCTTATGACGTAGGTGAAGGCCTGGATCGTCTCGCTGACACCGGTTTCATCACCCGGTATCTGGTCGAGGGGTTCTCTGTCATAGAGATCACCAACTTTCAGAAGCACCAGAACCCTCACGGCTCAGAGAAAGACAGCAATCTCCCTGATAAAGACGGTTATCTCACCGTTAACGAACGGAAGAAAAACGTTGTTCAACTCGGTAAGCAGCGGAAGGTTCACGTTAACGAACGAGTGGTTAACGTTAAAGAACCGTTAGACACCGTTAACAGTGATTCCAATAACGCCCTGATTCCTGATTCTCCGATTCCTGATTCACTGATTCCTGAAGAAGATCAACACCACTCTCTCAGCGCGCACGAGGCGGGGCCAGAAATTCAAGGGACTGAAGCTCAGCAGTTTGATGGCTTCGATGATCTTCAGGATGACCTGCCCGGCGAACCTCCCGAGGAGCCAGCCCCTATCGACCCAAAGGCGCCAGTGGAGATGACCCTGGACTGGACGCCTGACGCCAATCTCCTGAAGACCTACTGCGTCCATTTCGGCGTACCTCAGAACCTGATCACCAAAGAGGCCCTAGCCCCGTTCACCGCCCACCACGAAACAGCCGGAACCCTGGAAACTCAGGCCAAGTGGGTGTCGCTGCTGGTGAAGTGGGTCAAGAACGACCAGAGCCGCGCCAGCAACGTCCGCCAATTCCCCGCGAAGGCTGCTGTCTCCCGTCACACCGGCTTTGCTGAGCGTGACTACACCGAAGGCTTGATTCTTCGTGAGGACGGCTCCTATGCGCTCTGAGAAAGTCACCAAGATTGACGAATCCGCCGTTCACGCCCGCATTCAGCCGGCCGACTGCGACAAGCACGGGGCGTACGAGCAGCGGGTCACCATGCTCATGGGGCGGGAATTCAAAACCCATTGCCCCGAGTGCGCCCGTATCACCAATGCAGAGCGCGAGGCGGCCGAGCAGGAAAAGCGCGCTTACGAGGACAGACTTCGACTCGCGCAGAAGCTTGGGGAGGCGCTCATTCCGAAACGCTTCATCACTCGCAGCCTGGATAATTACACCGCCGAAAGCGAAGGACAGAAGCGGGCCCTGAGCTTCTGCCGCCATTACGTGAAGACCTTTGACGCGATCCGTGATGCCGGCCGCTGCATGGTTCTGATCGGCAAGCCCGGCACCGGCAAGACTCACCTGGGCGTAGCCATTGCCAACGAGCTGCTACACACAACGTCGAGAACGGCCGTTTACCGCACTGTCGGCGCGGTTCTGCAGGCCATCCGTGCCACTTACGACCGCAACAGCGCACGCAGCGAAGCCGACATCCTGTCCAGCCTGATCGAGCCCGATCTGCTGGTGCTCGACGAGATTGGCGTGAGCAAGGAACAACCCAGCGACTTCGAGCTAACCACGCTCTTCGCGATCATCAACGGTCGTTACGAACAAGAACTGCCCACCATCGTGATTTCCAACCTTGGAGCTGGCGAGCTCTCGAAGGCCATGGGCGAGCGGTGTGTTGACCGTCTGCGCGAGGGGAATCTGATCGTGGTTCCGTTCGACTGGGAATCACAGCGCGGCAAGGAGGGCTTTTGAGATGACCCCCATCCAAAGAATCGCCGTAGAAAAACTCCAGGCCATCGGCTTCAAGGTCGTAGAGCACGCAAGCGACATCGTTCGACTGAGCAAGGGCGCAGACAAGCGTCTCGTGAAGGCTGACGGGACGCAGAAGCGCGCGAATCATATTGATCGGGAGGGGGTGTGATGCCAATTCAAACAATCGTCAAAACCATCGTTGTCATGGGCGAGGGCGATGTACTGACCGGCACCACAATTGACAGCCTCGGCGTTGGACATTTCGTGTTCATGACTTCAGACGAAGTCAAGGCTCCTGGCACTCCGGCGCCTGAGCGGGATGTCAAGCTCGATATCTGTGCGGCCGACGTGCTGATCATGTTCAAGGATACGGCTGCGGTGGATCGCCTAATTGGGCAGCTGACCGGGCTTCGCAATGCAATGGAGGCGTCGCAATGACCAACTGGAACGAATTACAGACCTGCCCGCGCTGCCGTGGCTACTGGCTTGAGCGCCAATGGTGCGCCCTGTGCAACGGCAATGGGCTGGTCAAACTCGACCGCCGCGATGCTGCTGCTCATGTCTTTTCCCTGCTGCGGGAGCGCAAGTGATGGAACTCATTGAAGTGAAGGTAGGCGATCTGAGTGGGGCTGCGCTGGATTGGGCTGTGGCTCAGGTGGAAAAGGTACAGACAACCTACCGGTATGGCCGAGAACTGGTTGCAGACCACGACCGAAGCGGGATCAAGCTGATCCTGAGCATCAGGCCAATCTACTCCCCATCCACCGACTGGAGCCAGGGCGGCCCACTGATCGATAAATACTTCATTGAATTTGAGTGGATTACCGATCTATCCCTACGCGCCGAACTGCCAGCCTGCGGCTCGTTCGGGCACGGCCGAACCCACCTCATCGCAGCCTGCCGCGCCATCGTTGCCTCTGTACTTGGCCCTGTCGTGTCTGTGCCGAAGGAGCTTTGCCATGAGTGATTTGATCTGCCGCAAATCAATGATGCGCTGCCAGACGCCTGGCATGTGCTCTCCGCATGGTGGCTGCCAGGACCCGGTTAATGCCCAGTTGCGCGCTGTAAACTTCGATTATCAGCTAGGCGCAGACGCCGCCAAGGATGAGATTGCGCGGCTCAAGGCTGAGTGCGAAGGGTTGAGGAAGGCGCTGCTCGAGGCCTCAGAAGAAATCGCGACATGGGGAGCTTATGCAAGCGATTACTTTCAAGAGAAGCACGATCTCGCTGGCTGCGTAGCGAAGTTCCACGACGCCGCCATTGGACGGGAAGGGCAGAGCAATGGCTGACCTCGCACTCATCCGCACCGCCCAAGGCCTCGTCCCGGCAACTGAGGCTGACCGCGAGCTGGCTCAGAAATGGAAGCTGGGCCAGGTCATCCACGGCAAATTCACCAAGATGCGTAACGCCAAGTTCCACGGCAAGTTCTTCGCCATGCTGGATCTGGCCTGGGACTACTGGGAGCCGGTCGGCGGACTGATCCCTCGCCAGGAGATGCGCGGCATCCAGGGGCTGGCCAAATACTTCGAGGATCTGAACGATAAGCCGGGGCAGCTTTCCTGCGCCGTGGCGGCCTATCTCGCCAAGCTGGAGTCGGACCGGGCCGAGCGCTTCCCGGCAGTCGACAAGAGCCGCGAGGCGTTCCGCGAGTGGGTGACGATCGAGGCCGGCCACTTCCATCTGGTGCAGACCCCGGACGGCATCCGCAAAGAGGCCAAGTCGATCAGTTGGTCATCCATGGACGATCTGGCGTTTGAGCCACTTTACCGCGACGTGTTCAGCGCCTGCTGGCGGCTGGTGCTGTCGGCTCACTTTGAGAGCGAGCAGGACGCGCTCAGCGCAGCAGATCAGATTGGGAGCTTTGCATGAATCATCAATTCAAGGCTGGCGATCTGGCGCTGGTCATAAACCACACCTTCCCACCAGTGATCGGCACCTGCGTAGAGCTGATCTCTCGCCATTTGGTTGGCCCGGTGGATAGGAAAGACCCAATGGATCCTGGCGTTTACGAGCAAGAAGGCGGCGAGGCTGTATGGGTCGTCTCCGCCGACGGATCGATCGTGTGGGAGAAGTGGTTGATGCCTCTGCGCGGCGATTTCGCCCCGGACCTGCAGAAGTCCCAGGCGGTTCCAGCATGAAGCGCACCGAACTGAAGCGCAGTACGCCACTGACCTCGGGCGGGATTCAGCCACGCGCACGCCGGATGAAGGCCTGCGCAGTCTGCAAGGTCAAGTTCACCCCGATACGAACCTTCCAGGCTGTATGCGAGAACATCGACTGCGCCATTGCTCACGGCAAGTCTCAGGCCGGGCAGGCGAGGGCGCGCAAGGCCTTGGCTGATGTGGGGCGTACTGAGCTCAAGGCCAGGAAAGAGACACTGAAGACTCGATCCGAGCACATGCGTGACGCCCAGATCGCGTTCAACCAATTCATCCGGGCGCGTGACCAGCTTGCGGGCCATCTGT